CTGATTGTAGAACTAGTCTTGAGTTTGATTGTTTGTCCCTTTTTCAATTTGTCGAATATCTTATTCAACTTAGGGTCATCCATCTTCATCTCGTCAATTTCAATTTCTTCTACTTCAAAGCCTTCTAGGAAAACTTCTTCACCCATTTTAAGTTGTTTAACAACAACCTTTGCAACCTTTAACATATCACGATATGATTTATTAATCATACCAATGAATGCTTCTTTATCTCTTGGTTTTTGAATTCCGTCATGTGCTTTAAGTAATGCATCGACAAGTTTAGCATCAACCTTCTGTTTCTTTCCATCTTGGAATTCAATAGAAAAATTGCCTTTAGTGTCTTTTGCTTTACGCAATTGCACAATCATATTTTTCTTTGCAAGGTCTTTATCCTTGTCAGTTGCTTTCATATCATCTCTGTCAGCAGGGTCGATTCCTCTTCTCCCACCAGCACCGTGTCGCATTGCATCCCTACGAGCAGATGCTTCAGTCATTTCTTCGTCATCATCTTTAATCTCTGGGTCAAAATCCGTGTTCAGTCTTTTTAGAACTGCGGCAACCTGTTTGTGATTTGACAATCCCTTTTTGATTTTCTCAATAGTTTTTACTGCACCACTATAGTTACCACCTTTGTAACGTGGGTCGTTTGCAATGCCGATTGCCATTTTAATTTGTTTTGGTGAGAATCCTTCACGCACTTCTGCAAGGGATTCCATCATTGTTTTACTATACCTTGTCATATTACTTTTCCCTTATTTTAAGTAGTAGTTTACCACTTCCTTTTATTAAACGATGGTAAACCATCTTATTGATATGATATACTCTACCATGCTTCAGTTCCTCAGGCAGTTCATCGTCCATCTGCAACTTCCAGTTATATCCAGAAAGTACAGTGACCTCTCTGTCACTCTTATCACGATGCCAAATCAACTCATTGTCATCAACATCCTCTTTAAATTCTCTTAAAATGAGGTTAGTCTCAGTTCCTAAATCAGTATATGGATTTACCAAAAGAAGTTACCCCCACCAGATAAACCAAGTTGTTTTGCATATCTTGGGATATTACATGCCCAGTATCCTGCTGTGGTTTTATCTTTTTTGTTTGCACAATCATGTCTTGCAGCAAAAGATTTTCTTGCCTCTTTATCATTCAATTTTATTTTTAATCCAGATGTATCACCCCATGATACTTTCTTTACTTTGTCACCGTCTTTAACATAGACATAGTATTTCTTAGAACCACCGACCTTTGGTTTATTTAGTTCAACCTCTTTCCCTTGATACTCAGCTTCCATCATAGGACAGTCCAAAGGAACGTGTTCACCTTCATACATTGCATATTTACCAATGTCACCTTCTAGTAGTTCTTTATCAAACCCAACTGGATTTAACTCACCACTTTCATAAAGGCGTCTTTTTTCATTAAAAAATTCGTAGTACTTTTCTGAACCAACACGATATTGGTTAGATTCTATTAGACTAGATTCTGCACATTCGTTACAGCAATCTGGTGTACCGCATTTAGTGTGTTCCTTAAACGATACGATTCCTTGGCCTGGAGTCATTTTCTGCCTTTCTTCTCTAGAGGCATCAGTTCCAATTTCACGAGAATCTTCACTCTCTTCCTTCTTACCTTTTGCCTGTTTCCATAAATCTGCGTCAGCAGTTGTTCGTGTCTTACCACCTGTAAGAAACGAATTAACTCTTGCGAATGCCCATTGCTGTGGTGTAGTGCCTGGGCGATGTCCTGTTTTCCATGCAGCCATTCCTCTGTCGTAAACCTTTTTTAGAATACCATAAGGAATACCAGACTTTTCTGCTTTGGTAACAAGTCCGTCAATCTTTTCATCTAATTGAAATTCTTCTTTAGGAACACAGTTGGGAACAGTCTTACCGTTCTTTGTTTTTGTACCAACTTGTTTATGTGTATCCCAACATGGGCCGTCCTCATTCTTACTCAAGAATGCAGCGATTGCCATCTTCTTTCGTTTCTCTTGAGACTTACCCTTAAATTGTGGTGCATCAGAATCTTTGAAGTCATCAATGTAATCACCCATATCAGAGTTCTTACCCAACTTCTCTCCGTACATCTTCTTAAATTTGTTTGTGTATTTTGATGGTTTAGTATCTGCATTTCCATCGCCTGGAGCAGGGCCATCCTTTTTCTTTGCAAAGTGTGCCGCACGTTTTTGTTTAGTAGATTTAGACATTTCATCACCATCAGCATCTTTTGCATAATACTTTGCTGGTTCTGTACCTTTTCTGTCTTTAATATCTTTATCTTGTTTTACTTCGTACAACCACTTCTTGTGTAATGTTCCATCTTGTTCTGCAAAGGTAATATAGTTAGTTCCTCTACGAACAACCTTACCAGAAATACCTGTGTAATTATCTTCTACAAGGTCACCGATTGCAAATAGTTTGCCTTCTACATATAAGTCACGAACAACATCTTCATCAGTCATTACATTTGTTCTAGGAACAAAAGACTCACGAACACCCATGTACTTACGAACATCTTTAAATAGAGACATTCCCTGTCTGAAATTAGATGGTAGTCCAAGTTTGAACTGGTCAAAATCATTTGCAACTGCAGCTGCTCTCATCTTAGATGCAGACATTCCAGTAACACCTTCTGCATCTGGGTCTCTTTCGCCCGCAGATACAACTTGAATATTATCGAAACCGTAGTAACCGTGTCTTGCTTCAGTTCCATTGTATTTGTTTAGTAATGTCTCAAACTCTGAAACTCTGTCAGAACCTACAACCATTACAATTGATTTGTGTCCTTTGTTGTGTAGTGTAACTGCAATCTCAAATACGTTTCTTGCTTTATCTACAACTAAGTTCCTTGCATGTTTCGGGAACATCTTTTTCATGTATGCAAGTTTCTTTGCATATGGTAAAGGGTCTTTCTTTGCGTTCTCTGAATGAGATGCAAAAATATAATATGGAGCAGAGTTTTTCTTTGCTTGTTTAGCAACTGCTTCCATTAATTTTTCATGTCCAGTAGTCGGGGGATTAAATCTGCCAAAAGTAAATACAGCAGTATCACCACGAGCTTCTATAATTTCAGAAAACTTCTTCATTTATCTCCACCCTGTCTGATTTTTTTCAATCTTTCTAATTCTTGTTTTTTAAGTTTAACCATCATCTTTTTTGCAATCTTTTGAATCGCAGCACCCTTCTTTGCAACAATACGATTATCAATCTCTACTCTTGCAGCAGGTGGCAATTGCATATACTTCGCTGGACTTAACCCAGCAAACTTTTGAAGTATAACTGCCTTTGCAGCTTTCAATGCACGTTTGTGTAACATCTCTGGGGTTGCAAGTTTCTTTTTCTTTCGTGCAACCTTTGCCTTGAACGCAGATGACTTTGCCATCTTCGCCATTCTTCTTCCCATCGCTCTTCTTTGAGCCATAGAAACTGCTTTTCTTTCTACTAGTTCAGATGTTAGTTCACTAAATTTCTTCATCTATCCCACGCCTTAATTGCAGTAAAGTTATTAAAACTAAATTCCATTCTGTCTACCAATTTTACTGCATTACCACTCACTCTGTCAATGGCAACAAATCCCTCTGGATTAACGACTTTAAAACCATTTGCAGTTCTAATGAATGTATCAGTTAATTGCTTAACACTATTTAGTTTCTTAACGATGCCCATCTTTGCTTCGATTAGATAGTTCTGAAACAAGATAACCTGTTCTAAATTCTTTGTATGTTTCTTTAGTTCTCGTAACATCTCTTTCTTTTCATTCTCAACCTTTTGTTGAGACTTCTCTGTTTTGAGACTTTTAATTCTTTTATCGTATACATCAGATACCCACTTCTCATATCCTTTTGCATGTGCTTTAGGATTGTTAATAGGTTTACCCTGTCTTACTTTACTATTGTAATATGTCTTTAATGATGCACCAGCAATGTTACCTGTAAACTTAGATTGAATATTTAAGAACTTATTTAACATACCAGAGTTAATCTTTTGGAAGGTTTTACCAGCACCAGATAAAGATTTAGTAACTGCTTCTGTTTCTTTCTCAGTCATTGTTGCTTTACCAGCAACGTCTTTATAAGTTGCGTCATCCATCCATACAGATGTTGGTTTAGATAATCCTTTAATATCTACACCGAATGATGCCTTCATATCTTGAAGTGCGCTACCAGTATAAGTTGTATGCCATACAATTCCGATTTTAGATGCTTTAATCTGTTTACCAAAATCACTATCAATAGGAACAGCATAAACAATTGTATTAGGTTGGAATGTATAATACTTCACTCCATCAATAGTATCTGTTTCAATATCATCTGTCCACATCAAGTCTCCTTGAAGTACACCTTTAATACCCAACTTAGAAAATTCTGCAAGTGCAACTTTAAACTTACTATTCAGTGAACCAGATAGTCCATCGTCATCAATCTCTTTTGCTGTCTTGTATAATTTTGGTGTTGCATTAAATACTGATTTCTTTGCAACGAAAAACTTATCATCTGCTGGGTCGATACCAGCAAAGATTGCTGGAGCGCCGTCCCATTTAACTGTCATGTTTACAGATGAACGTGATGCACCTGCCAACATATCTCTAAGGGAACGAACAAAGTTAATTGCAGCTCTACCGCCTGACACACCAAAGTTGAGTATTTCATCTTCGATATGTTCTAGGTGTAAATTCTTTCCACCCTTATCTTCATTTAAATGTTGTGAGAATGAAATC